GGCTTACCTATCAACTACCTATCACAAAGGTGACTTAAAATGCTCTCGCTAGTTCATGCCTACATGTTCAAACATCTAATACCTAGACCCCTCAAGCCCTACAGACCCTACAGACCCCTTCAAACACCTTGCGTCCCATATGCAGGGGATTTAACCCATTACCGCCCAAGTTGTAATTATAGTCGTAATCAGTGGTAAATAAATCTCTCATTTACTTGACTTGTCACACTAATGCTGAAAGCACATTAGCGTACCGTCATAAGCCAACCCCCGTATCTCCCTAGGAGTAGTACATTATGTCTTACCAATACAGTCCTACAGAACTCTTCAACATACAGTGCGATATGGAGCAAGAGATGCTAGATAAAGGTATTAAGCGTTACCGTAAGAATCTTACTAAGACTCAAGAGAAAGGGTTAGAAGCTGACAGTAACTACGGCAATCTACTGATGAAACAAAGCATTGATAAGATGGTCATTGAGTTAGATAAATACATTCGTATATCGCTGAATGGTGATGCAGGTGTTCACGCCACAGCAGCTAAGATTCTTTCTACCCTAGACTTAGAAGTGTGTTCGTATCTCGCACTAAAGACAATCGTAAATGGTATTAGTAAATCAATCACACTAACTCAAGTCTGTGTAGCAATCGGGCAATCAATTCACGATCAACACCTTGGCGACAAGTTCCAGCAGAACAATAAACTGTGGTTTAAATCGACAATGGACTACGCATCAAAACGTAAGGCTTCACGCCACCATAAGAAACTTTCAATGCGTAAGGCAGCAGATAAAGCCAACACAATGTACAACACGTGGTCTACTCCTGAGTTACACCATATAGGTTCTAAGCTAGTTGATGTTGTCATTCAGACTACAGGCATGGTGAAAATCAACATGGTCAGGACGGCAAACAAAAAGACCACGTACCATCTAAATGCGACACCTGAAATCTTGGATTGGATTAGGGATGTTAACGCTATGTCTGAAGTCCTGACCCCTGAAGCCTTACCATTTGTCATACCTCCAAAAGATTGGAAGACTGTGACCTCCAACGTGACTCACAGTAAGGTATGGATTCGCAAGTTCAGTATGATTAAGACTCGCAATAGAGCCTTGCTAGAAGAGTTAGACGGAGACCCATGTATGCAGCAAACGATTGATGGTGTTAACGCATTGCAGCAGACAGCATTTAAAATTAACAAGCGCATCATTAAGCTGCAAAGGCAGTGTTGGGAATCCGATATGTCATGGGGTGGAATACCTGCACGTGGCGAGATAGAAATGCCTCCTTCACCGTTCCCTGACGTTAGAACAAGAGACCTCTCAGAAGAGGAACAACATGTGCTGTGGAAGTACAAAAAAGTATGCCAAGGACTCTATGAGAAAAACACTAGCAACCTTAGCAAACAGGTGTCGTTTGAACTGTCACTTAAAGTCGCTGAACGCTTCCAAAAGTTCCCTGCATTACACTTTATTTATCAGTGTGATTATCGTGGGCGTGTCTACCCGATTGCTCAGTACCTTAGCCCTCAAGCTAACTCAATTATCAAGGCTCAACTAACGCTGGCTAATGGCGCACCGATTGACACTTATGAAGAGTTAACGTGGTTGTACCATCATGCAGCCAATGTGTTCGGATATGACAAGAAGCCTATTGCAGAACGTATACGTTTGATTGAGGAAATGATGCCTGAAATCATAGCGATTGATGACGACCCATTGAACAACACAAGCTGGAAAGATTGTGAAGACCCTTGGAATTTCCTAGCGGCTTGCTTTGAAATCGCAGCGTTTCAACGTGAGGGTTACGGGTTCGTATCACACATAGGAATTGCACTGGATGCCACCAACTCTGGCTTACAGATATATTCCTCTATGCTGAGGGATGAGTCGGGCGCAAGGGCTACTAATGTGACTGCCTCTGAGACTCCCGCAGACGTCTATAGGGACGTGGCAGAAATCACCGAGCGTAAGCTAATGGAAGAGGCTTTACTGTCCACTGATGAGTCTGTATGGGCTAAGGCTTGGCTTGAGTCAGGACTTGTGGACAGGACTTTAACGAAGACCCCAACGATGACCAAAGTTTACTCAGCGACATTGTTCTCTTGCAGAGACTCAGTGCGTGACAAGCTGAATGAACGGTTCGACACTGGTAAGGCTATTAACCCTTTCGGTAAAGATGAGGATGCCTTTATTCGAGGTACTTTTTACCTAGCAAAAGTGATCTGGTCATCTATTAGCGAATGTGTTGTTTCCGCACAAGAGTGTATGGATTGGATGACTAAGATTGCTAGGGATGTGTCTAAGTTGCAGATACCTATTATCTGGCAGACTCCTAGTGGCTTTAAAGTTATTCAGCAATACCCTGAGTATAAGAGCCTGAGAATACAAACTCATATTGATGGGCATCTGATGCGTCCGAGGTTGTCTAACCCTGACTACCAAAAGGTAGATAAGAAGAAAGCAGCGAGTGGACTCTGCCCTAATTTCATTCACTCATTGGACAGTTCTTATTTGATACTGACAGTGCTGAAATGCAAAAAAGAGGGACTTAGTAATTTCTGGATGATTCACGACTCTTTCGGAACCACAGTTAAGGGGGCAGCGACCCTCTCTAAATGTTTGAGGGAGGAATACGTGCGTATGTTTACCGAGTATGATGTGATTAATGACTTCCGAGACCAGATGCTTAAGTCTGTGCCTGAAGTAGACCAACCGCCTAAGCGTGGCAACCTTGACATTAATGAAGTTCTAAACTCTAAGTATTTCTTTAACTAGTGCTTGACTTGTCACACTAATGCTGAAAGAACATTAACGTGCCGTTACACACTACAGTACCGAAATGACGGAGTAGCGGATGGAAAACCAGATAGCCCTTATGATTTTTTACATCATCAATGGGCAACCAGTACCCCTAGATATGACAATAGCCCTTCTCGCGGAGGGCATTGACGTGTCTACCTTAGAAGCTAAATACCAACAATAGAGAGTATCAGATTATGGCAGCACAGAAAATGTTAGTGACCCCTAAAGGCTCTGCGGAGTGGCCTAAGCTATGGACTGCGGATACAAAGTTCACACCTTTGGGGCAGTATTCAATCAATCTTAAAGTAGCAGAAGACGAAGCCGAGGCTTTAACTACTGAGTTAAACCGTCAGGTAGACGCTTGCTATAACTCAGAGTTAAAGAAGAATCCGAAGCTGAAAACTAAGATGACTAAGCGCGTGCCTTACGAAGTGTGCTTAGACGATGACGGTGAAGAGACAGGCTTTGTTGAGTTTAAAATAAAGATGAAAGCACGTGTCGAAATGAAGAATGGGGACAGCTTCACACAGAAGCCAGTGGTCTACGATGCTAAGGGCCAACCTATCACTAAAGAACTATCAATCGGCAACGGCTCTATATGTAAAGTCGCTTTTGATACAGTCCCTTATATGCTTGCTTCCACTAAAGAAGCCAGCGTATCCCTACGACTTAAATCTGTTCAGTTAATTGAACTTCGTGAATACAACTCCGAACAGAATCCGTTTGACACGGAAGAAGGATATACCTTTGAAGAAGACAGCAGCCCATTCGCAGAAAAAGAAGACACCAGTGAAAGTGACAGTGGCTTCAGCGAAGAAGAAGACGAAGACTTCTAAGTACAGGAGTGGTCTTGAGAAGAATGTTGCGCTTGACCTGAACAAGAGGGGTATCGACTTTCAGTATGAGCATGAACGTATCCCTTATGTTGTCGAGCGTAAATACCTTCCAGACTTCCAGCTACCTAATGGCATTTACATAGAAGCTAAGGGGTGGTTCAGGGATGAGGACTGCCGCAAAATGAGGCTGTTGAAAGCCCAGTACCCTGAGAAAGAATTTCGATTCTTATTCCAAAACTTAAACACTAAAGTTCAATCCAAAAGGTTCACGAACCAGCAGTGGGCAGAGAAGTATAACTTTGCTTACTGTGAGGGGCGTGTGCCTGATGCTTGGCTTAAGGAAACATTAGATGAAAGAGAGAAAGAGGACTGACTATGTTGTCATCCACTGTGCTGCCACTAAAGCAAGTATGGACATTGGCTTCACTGAGATTGACCAGTGGCATAAGAGGCGTGGGTGGCTTGGCTGTGGTTATCACATGATTATAAGGCGTGACGGAACCATCGAAAATGGTCGTGCAATGAATGAATGTGGGGCGCATGTTAAGGCGTTTAATC